CCGACTCTTGCCACATTGGAGAAGCTGGCAGCAGGATTGAAATGTAAAATATCAGATCTGTATGAATCGGATTACAAATAAGTGTCCACTATAATGGACAAATCCCTCCATCTCCGTAAGATTTCCGCTGCCGAGCTGTTAATTAAGTGAAAGGAAATCTTGGAGGTGGAATACATATGAAAAAAGTATCTAAACAATTTATTATTGAGCTGGTGAAGAGGATTGACGATTCAGATGAAAGATTTCTTCGTCAACTCTACACCATCTTAATAAAGCATTTGAGAAAAGGGAAGCACTAGCTTCCTTTTTTTATGTTCTCACGCAATGCTGCACTGAAATCACGGATCACTTCCTTTGACTTAGGAGTGAGATCGTGATAAGTGTGCATGATTTCCTTAATTAACTTATACAGATCATTATCACTGTCTTCCAACAATTCAGATACATAAGCGGCTTCTTCATCTTCTTCAGGAAGTTCCAGGAACATATCGCCCGCTCCAGATCGGAGCCACTCTTCATTCACATTAAATGTTTTACAGATTAAAGAAACGACAGCATCAATAGGGGCATTTCTTCCGATTTCATAATTAGCTACAGCCCCTCTTTTTATGTTGAGAGCGTCTGCAAATTCCTGCTGTGTTAATTTGAGATCTTTTCTAAGCTTTTTTATACGTTCGTTCATGTCGCACCTCCCTTCGCTATGGCTTTATCATATCACAAGGCAGAATATATATCAAGATAAAAATGCAACAATGTTGCAAAATAAGTATTGACATTTGCAAGAACGTGGCATATAATTGCAACATAAACACAAAGAAAGCGAGGTGAGGAGAGATGAGCGTTTACAAAGAAATATCATTATTTGCCAAAAGGCAAAGGGATGAAATTAATAAAGAAAAGAAAAAAAGGAGAAGACAGGTATGTGTAGATCCAGATTCAATCATCGGGAAAGAGATTATGTATCAGACGGCATTGCTTCATGAAATCTTACATGAAATTAGAGGAGGCAAAACCTCCCCCAAAAAAACTAGTGGTTCTCAAATGCGAAAACAGAAGAATCAAAAGTCTCTTTAAGACGATTGAATTCTATGTCAGTCCATTGATGAGAATGCTCTGTCTTTTGATTGGTAAGTAATTCAGACATGTAGCTGTCGAAAAGATGAAAAATTTCTTCAGCTTCATCACGTTCTAAAACTGCAAATTGAGAATAATAAAGAGCTTCGGATGCAGCAAATTTGGATGCGGCAACATTCAAATAAGAAACAGCAACTGAATCGTTCACAGATTCGTCAAAAATGCTTTCGTGAGAGTATTGAGCATATATCATAGCCTGACGCATAAGAGATTTAAAATTCTCGATTAAAGCAAAATCTTCTGAATGCATAAAAAGTCTCCTTTCATAAAAACTCGGCATGGTAGTGCCTGTAAGGAAAGTATAGGAGAAAAAGAGAAAAAAGACAAGAAAGGAAGTGGAAACATGAGTGAGGAGCAGAAAAAATTAATTGAAGAAACTGTGGAAAATCTGAAGCATTTGGATAAAGAAAGCCTCCTGGTAGTAAAAGGGAGCGTGGAAGTGCTTAAGGCAAGAGATGCAATGGAGAAAGAAGATTCAAAGGAAAAGGCAGGGTGAGAAGAGGTGCAAAAAGCAGCAGAATTTTTCAAGATTAATGAAAAAGGACTCAACTTCCTT